CTCAAGGCTCCGTATCGCGGCAAGGCGAAGTTCCTTATGAACGATGCCACTGTTGCAGCCATCAGAAAGCTCAAGTATCTGAACGGCGTCTATGTATGGCAGCCTGCCCTTACTGCCGGAGAGCCCGACAGACTGCTTGGCTATCCGCTCTACACCTCTCCGAATGTGCCTACAATGGCCGCAGGTGCAAGAGCCATTGCATTCGGTGACTTCTCCTGCTACTGGATCGCTGATAGAGCCGGTCGCACGATCAAGCGCCTCAATGAGCTTTATGCTACCAATGGTCAGGTCGGCTTTACTTGCACGGAGCGTGTTGACGGCAAGCTGATCCTTTCCGAAGGTATCAAGATTCTCGACATGAAGGCAACTTCCGGTTCGTAAGACAAGGAGGTGAACGACCGTGGCTTTGATTTCAACTGAAGATGCGAAGGCCTATCTGCGCGTAGATTCGTCGGATGAGGATGCCACGGTCGGTGTCCTCTTGGCCTCCGCCATCCGTTTATGTATTGATATTGCAAGGCTGACCGATGAGAAATGGGAAGTGATCGACTCGGATGCTGCTTCTTCTGATGTCTACACCGAGTCGGAGCTTTCCGCAATTCGGGAGACCACGAAAGTCGCTATCCTGTATACCTGCGCCTATCTCTTTGAAAACAGGGAGGAAGCTGACCATCATGCGCTTACCATGACACTGCGCTCCCTGCTCTTTGCAATACGGGAAGGAACTTTCTCATGAATATAGCAGCTATGCGGGTACGCGTTACCTTCCAGAAAAACACAGTCACCGTGGACAAATACGGAAACCATAAGACCGGCTGTACGGACTACTTCTCCTGCTGGGCAACCGTAGGTACAAGCTCCGGTTCGGAGTCGGGCAGCGTCGTAATCAATCCGGAGGAATCGCTGGACTTCACCTGCCGCTACTGCTCCGAGCTTGCCGCCGTGGAATCCACGAAATACCGGATTATCGCAGAGGGACACACCTACAATATCACCTATGTGAATCCGATGGGCTATAAGCGAAACAGTCTCAAATTTAACTGCAAGCTGGAGAAAAAGTCATGAGCAGGAATATACCAATTGATCAGATGGGCGAAGCCATTATGGAGGAGCTCGAAAAATATGCCGACCTTGCTGCGGACGAGCTGAAGGCCGCTGTCAAAGAGACCGCTGCTTCTGTCCGTAAGGATATACAGGCAAGCGCTCCTGTCGATACCGGCAAGTACAAGAAAAGCTGGTCGGTAAAAAATGTGCATGAGGACTCCGGAAGCATTGACCTTGTGGTGCATTCGAGGAACCGCTATCAGCTGGCGCACCTCTTGGAGCATGGCCACGTCAAACGCGGCGGAGGCCGTGTCCCGGCACAGCCTCATATCGCTTAGGCTGAGGAACGCGGCAATGAAAAGCTCGTCCAGACTATCGAGCAGAAATTACGAGGTGGATCATGACATACGACGAAGTAATCACAATGTTAGAGGAAGCCGGGCTCCCGCTCGCCTATGACCATTTTGCTGAAGGTGAGTCACCAGACCCACCCTTCCTCATATTTCTTTATCCAAGCTCTGACAATATGTTCGCGGATGACACGGTGTTTCAGAAGATTGATGAATTGAACATCGAGCTTTACACGGATGTGAAAGACCCGGAAACAGAAACCAAGATTGAGGACATCCTGATCCGACATGATCTGCCCTATGAGAAATCTGAGGTGTGGATCGAGTCAGAGAAGCTGTACGAGGTCTTATACCAAACACAGATTATAGGAGGATAAACGACTATGGCTAACAAGAAGAATAAGGTCAAATTCGGCCTGAAGAACTGCCACTATGCTATTGCTACACTTGCTGAGGACGGTTCTGTCACCTTTGCAAAGCCTGTGGCGATGCCCGGCGCAGTCTCCCTCTCGCTTGATGCAGAGGGCGATAACGACCCGTTCTATGCGGATGATTCCGTATATTACATGGTCAGCAACAACAACGGCTATTCCGGCGACTTCGAGCTGGCATTGATTCCGGAGAGCTTTCTTACAGATGTCATGCACGAGACCGAAGATGCCAATGGTGTCATCGTGGAGAACAAAGATGTGGAACCGGAGCATTTTACACTGCTCTTTGAGTTTTCCGGCGACCAGAGGAAGATCCGTCACTGCATGTACTACTGCAGCGCGACCCGTCCTTCCGTCACGGGCAGCACCAAAGAGGACTCTACTGAAGTGCAGACCGAAACACTCTCCCTTACGGCTTCTCCACTGCCTTCCGGCATCGTGAAGGTCAAGACCGGTACCAATACCACGGAGGCAATCTACAACGCGTGGTATGACTCGGTATATGAGCCGTCGGCAACACAGGCTACCGGTGAGTAAGGATGCGCAACATGGCTGTTACAAAAACAATCGAGGTTGACGGAAAGGCTGTGGAATTCAGAACTTCTGCCGCCATTCCTCGCCTTTACAGAAATAAGTTTCATCGGGACATCTATAAAGACCTGAATGAGCTGCAAAAAGACATCGACGAAAGCGATCCTGCAAGCTCAAATCTCGACACCTTCAGTCTGGAGCTTTTCGAGAACATCGCATGGCTTATGGCAAAGCACCAGAATCCGGATGTCCCATATACACCAGAGGACTGGCTCGACCAGTTCAACACCTTTTCCATCTATGAAATTCTTCCACAGATCATTGAGCTGTGGGGACTGAATGTGGAACAGCAAGTGGAATCTAAAAAAAACATCATCAGACAGAGCGGGAAATGACAACCCCGCTCTTTTTACTGCGCTGTGTCCAGATCGGTCTGTCGATCAGCGAGCTGGAGCTTTTGACAATAGGAACCGTAAACGACATGTACGCAGAAATGAGTAACGACGATTTTGATTATCCTGAGCTCGCAACGCAGGAAATGATGGATCGATTTTAACAGGAAGGAGGTCATCGCATGGCTGACAGAATCAAGGGCATAACCGTGGAAATCGGCGGCGATACGACCGGCCTTTCCAAAGCTCTCTCAGGCGTCAACAAGGAAATCAAGTCCACGCAGTCACAGCTTAAGGATGTAAACAAGCTCCTGAAGCTCGACCCAACGAATACCACTCTGCTCGAACAGAAACAGAAGCTCCTGCAACAGACCGTCTCCGAAACGAAGGAAAAGCTCACACAGCTGAAGTCCGTGCAAGACCAGATGGACGCTGGACTCAAAAACGGTACCGTCACCCAGCAGCAATATGATGCATGGCAGCGTGAGATCATAGAGAAGGAAAACGAGCTCAAAAACCTAGAACAGCAATGTCGGGAAACGGATTCATCCATTACTGCAACGCTCCGGGAAACCGGAAGCAAGCTGCAGGAAATCGGCGGGAAAATATCCGATGTCGGCACAAGCCTGTCTACGCATGTGACCGCTCCTATCGCTGCCATTGGCGCTGCTTCCCTTGCCGCTTTTAATGAGGTGGATGCAGGGCTTGATATCGTGGCTCAGAAAACCGGTGCCACGGGTGAAGCGCTGGAGGAAATGAACCAGATCGTAAGAGACCTCGCCACTGAGATACCGACGGACTTCGAAACTGCCGGTGCCGCTGTTGGCGAGGTTAATACTCGTTTCGGTTTGACCGGGCAGGCGCTTGATGATCTTTCTGCCAAGTTCATCAAGTTTGCCCAGCTTAATGACACCGACGTTTCGACATCAATCGACAACGTGTCCTCCGTTATGAACGCTTTCGGTATGGACGCATCTGAGGCTGATAACCTGCTGGATGCCTTAAATGCCACAGGTCAGGCTACTGGCATTGACATGGATACACTGGCAAATACGCTCTCCTCCAATGCCGCGCAGCTAAAAGAAATGGGACTCACTGCCCAGCAGGCCGCAGGCTTTATGGGTATGGTGGAAATGTCCGGTCTTGATACCTCTGCCGCCATGATGGGGCTGAAAACGGCCATGAAAAATGCCACAGCGGATGGTAAAACGCTGGATCAGGCTCTTGCCGATTTCTCTGCAACCATGCAAGGAAGCGGAAGCGATGCGGAAAAGCTGCAGGCGGCTTATGACCTCTTTGGCAGTAAGGCCGGTGCCTCCATTTACAATGCCGTGCAAACCGGAAAGCTCAACCTGTCGGATTTCTCCGGTTTCCTTGGCGATTTTGAAGGCAG